CGGTGATGGCGTCGCTGATCGCGGCGCCGACCATGCGCGTCTCGGGGGTCTTCGGCATCCGGTCCAGGTGCAGCAGGTCGGCGAACAGCTGGTCGGTGGTGCGCTGTTCGATCAGGCCGGCCATCTTGAGCGCGGCCGGCGACGTCTTCGCGGCAGCGGCGGGGACGCAGACGCAGTAGGCGCCGGCGCCGGCTGCCTTCATGGCGCGCGATGCGGCGATCGCTTCGGCCTTGGTCGGCCACTCGCCGGCGTAGCGGTTGTTCTGCTCGAATCCGTCGGTGATCTTCACGGTGTAGGTCTTGCTCGCGGTGTTGGTCATGGCTCAAGTGTACGTCATGTGTCGTAGGTTGCGCAACCCGTTCGCGTTGCTGGTCAGAACGCCAAAACGGCCGGCCCGCGGTGGGCCGGCCGTCCTGGTCGGGTCACTGGTGAGATAGTCCGCTGTTCACCAGCAGCCGGATCGCGTCTTCGGTGTCGACGTCGTGGCGCTGCGCGTAGTCCACGACTTCCGGCCAGCGCGCCCAGCTGCGCGCGTCGAGCACGTCGGCGACGTCTGGCGCCTCTTCGCCGATCAGCAGGAACTCGACCAGTTCCAGCGCGCGTTCCATTTCGGCAATGCGGCCGTTGGTGTAGCTCTGGTGAGCCAGCAGCCCGTCGTTCCAGTTCGCGGCCATCTTGTCCAGGTCCGCGCGCGCCTGGTCGATGTTGTACCGCAGCGATCGCTGCCACTGGCGCAGCGCCGGCGCGTTCACGCTGCGGCCTTCGGGGCGCACTTCTCGGCAGCCTCGAACGCTGCGCGCGCGGTCGCGATCAGTTCGTCGGCGACCTCGGTCGCGGTGTCGACGAACAGTTCGGCCCGGTCGAGCATTTCGAGCGCGTAGGCCAGCAGCCGCGCGCGGCGGTCGCGCAGCTGCGCCACGGCGTCGGCGTGGTTCTTCGCGGTGAGCGGGGGAAGGTTCAGCATGTCGGGTTCCTCTCGGTCAGAGTGCGATGACGTTGGACGGGTTCGCGCGGTGCTCGCGCGCGGCGCGGACAGTCTCGGCGAAGTCCTCGGGGGTCCAGATCGGCCGCAGGCCGGCCGGCGTGGGGACGACGGTCGAGCCTGTCAGGCCGGCGTCGCGCTGGTGCTGGCGCGCGGCCTCATAGGTCGGGAATCCGGTCAGGTCGCCGTCGGCGGTCTGGATCGTGAACATGTCGGGGGTTCCTCTCGGGGGTGGGGGTTGGTGGCCGGCGCCCAGGTCAGGCGCCGGCCGGGTGGTCACTTCGCGGCCAGGAACTTCACGCGCCGGTCGGCGGGGTGAATGATCACCTTCCGGCCGGTGCTGTCGTATCCGTGCAGCTGGCCGGCCTCGTCGGCGACGAAGCGGGTCCGGTTGAACATCAGCTGGCCGGCGTCGTTCTGGCCGAAGTATTCCCAGACGACGGTGACCTTGCCGGCGCCGAACTGCTCAGCCAGCACGCGGGCCGGCGCCCAGCCCAGGCGGGCCGGATCGTTGAATCGCTTCACGGCCGGACCGTGGTAGGTGGTGACGTCGATGAAGTCGGGGGCGGTGGTGGTGGCTGTCTGCGTCATGGTTCATACAGTACGCCACATTACGCGCTCGCGCAACCCGTTCGTCTAACTGGTCAGCGGCGGTTTCTTCGCCGGCCGATGACCTTCCGCGCTTTGTTCTTCCGACACTGCGCGTTGCTGATCTTCGCCGATTTGGTCTTGCTGTAGCCCTTCCGGCGCAACGCGTCGTAGACGTCGGGGCACTTCAACGATTTACGCGTTCCGCCGCGGCCTTTGCCTCTTTTGCCCATGGCGCCCAGTGTGCCGCTTCGCGCGTGCGATTGCCCGGAGGTCGGCGCGCAACATCGCGCGGAACGCCCAATCCGATCGCGCGATCGCGCGCAGCACGGCCGGCGTGAGTGCGCCGGCCGCGGCGCCGATAAACGCCGCGGCCGTCAGCCAGTACCACATCAGCCGGGGAACCCCACATCCGTCACGCGCGGCGCGTAGTCGAACGGTTGCACCGGCAGCCACATCGGCCCGAAGTCCGCCGGATCGCCGGGATACCGCGCGCTGTCCGGCGACGTCGGATCGGTCAGGTTCCGCCATCGTTTCGCGTCGTCGCCGAACTCGGTAATCCACTCGGGCAGCGCCAGAACGTCGAGAACCATCAGGCCGGCCGCGTTGCCGCTGATCGCCACACCAAACACGTCGACCCCGAACACGGCCTGGACGTGCAGCCCGTCGAACCACTCCCACGAACCCAGCCGCGCCGGCTCGTCGTCGCGCAGCTGATCCGTCCGCACGATCAACTGGTGTCCGTCGTCGTTGTGTGGCAGCGATCGCCGCCACCAGCACGCGCCCAGCGGGTGCCACTGGTCCATCGGGTCGGGCAGCGGCAGCGCCGCCCATATGCGGCTCACTGGTCGCCCGCCGGCACGGCGACGGGCAGCGTCGGCGCGGCCAGTAGCTCGAAGTCGCGCGCGAACTCGGCTATCCGCATGTGCAGCTGGCCGGTCGCCGACCATGCGCGCGAACCGTGCGCGCTCGGCTCGCTGCGCGCCATCTTCGCCGCGTTCAGCGCCAGGGCCAGCTGCTCGGCCATCAACTGTCCGGCGTCCTGGTGCCGGCAGTCCGGGCAGCACTTGCGGCCGTAGCCGGCCGCGTCGCACTTCTTCGCGCTGCTGTTGCAGTCCAGGCAGGGCATTCGGGTCACGTCGGGGTTCCTCCAAACAGGGTTCGTAACAGGTCCGGCCGCATGTCCACGACGTCGAGCGTCATCCGCTGGAAGTGCAACACGGTCGGATTGTGGCCGGGGTTCGCGGCGCGGTGGTCGATCGCCCAGCGTTCCGCGGCCCAGCGTCCCGGATCGGTGTCGGGGTGCTCGCTGCCGGGGAACACGCGCGCGCCGTAGTCCGGTTCGATCACGCCGGGGCAGTCGTCACACTCCGCGCGCCAGCCGGCCGGCAGCCGGCCCGGTAGCGCCGGCGCCCGCTCGGGTTCGATGCCCAGCGCGTGAAACAGCGTGTTCCGTACCTTCGTCACAGTCGCCAGCAGTTCGGCTACCGGGTTCGGTTCGGGCAGCGGTGGCTGCCCGGTCAGTATCCGCATCCGGTTGTAACAGCTGCGCTCGAACGTGCCGCCGTAGATCGGCATGATCCAGCCGGCCGCGCGGATCTCTTCGCCCAGGTGCTCGACGTCCAGGGCGCCGTCCAGTTCCAGCCGCGTCGCTTCGCACAGATCGCACGTCACGCGCCACGGCTGTCCCGGTAGGCGGGTCGCGGCCATCAGAGCGATTCCCGGAACCGCTGCGCCTGTTCTTCGAGCAGTCGCAGCACGTCGCGGCGGTCGGCGCCGTTGCTTATGTAGTTGCAGCGGCCGTCACTCTCGCCGAACGGGAACACCAGCAGCACGAACCCGGTCTGCCGGTCGGCGCCCTGCGCGCCGCCGTTGAACGCTATGTCCAGCGCGTGTGCGACCTCCTGCATCATCCGCTGGTAGCCCGGTTCGATCGGCTGGTCGCCCAGTTCGGGGGTCTGGTCAGGCATGATTCATCGTTCCTTCGCGTTGTCGGGCCACGCCAGCAGCGCCAGCGCGGTTCGGTGTCGGTCCTTCGGGTCGAACGGGATCGGGTCGCCCATCTTGAACGCCGCCATCGTGGCGTAGGCGATCGCGTCGGCCACGTCGTCGGGGTTGTCCTTCTTCCGCCACTTCGACAGCGGCGGTTCGATCTGGCCCAGGTACCACGCGTCGATCACGGCCATCATGTCCGGCTTCGACGCGTTGCCGGCGCCCGTAACCCACGCCTTCGCCTTCTTGTTGTCGACGACGACGACGGGAATGTCCCGCGCGGCGAAAGCCTCGAAGATCAGGTGCCACAGGCCGGCGCGGTCGAACTCGTTGCCCTGGTTCCCGATCGCGTAGGGGTGCCCTTCGATCACCACACAGTCCGGCCGGCCGCACGTCACAGCCGCGCGGTAAACCATGCTGCGCGACTGCCGGACCCGGTTCGAGCGTGACGCCCAGCTGGCGCCGTTGTGTCCGTCGCGCCCGTACCGGCCGAAGTGCCTCAGCCGGCCGTCGACCAGCACGGCGACGCCCGTACTGGTCAACGACGGATCTATCCCGACGGCGATCACGATGGCCCAGCGTGCAGCGTGCAGCTGCCGGCCGAACACGCGGGGCATCCGCCGGCCGGATCGCCGACGCTGTGATCGTGCGTCGTCACAACGTGGTCGGGTTCGTCGTCGTCCTCCACGACTTCGCAGTCCACCACGTCGTCGGCTTCGGCGCGTGCCTTCGCCGCAGCGCGGCCGGCGATCGCGTCGAGCACTTCGGCCGCGCGTATCCAGGCGCCGGCGAACGCGCGCGCCTGGTCGGCCGTCTCGGCGTGGTCCTGACAGTTCCGCAGCGACGCGCGCCAATCGCCCTGCGCTGTCACAGCGACGGCGATCCGCGCGGCCCGGTTGGGCTGCCGGCCGCTGGCGCGCTGGTCGGGGAACACGAACGGGATCACGTACCCGTCCACGTCGCCGTCCGGTCCGTCGGGGTGCCAGTTCGGCAGCGCCAGGACAATCGGGTTGAAGATCGCCGCGTTCTCGCGGCCCTGCGCCGGCGCCATCAGCCGATCACCAGATCCAGGTTGTCGCGGCCGAACCAGACCTGTTCGCCGTCGGGGTCGAGCGCCACCAGGTATTCCGGCGGGCTGTCGGCGGACAGTCGGTTCTCCAAGATCCGGCCGGTTCGGTCCTGGTGGTCGCCGGACTTCACGCGGACCGGCCACTTCTCGCCGTCCAGTTCGAGCACGTCCGGCGTCTGCCGCTCGCGGACCTCGGCCAGCTTCGCCTGGACGTCGCGGTGGATCTGCCGGCGCTTGTCGCGGTAGCGCCGCGCGCCGGCGTCGACCAGTGCGCGGCCGGCCATCAGTCCCACGATGGCCTCCACGTTCGCCAGTTGCGCCAGGACGTCGGCTTCGTCGACCAGCGCGTGATACGCCTCGGGCAGCGCGTCGGGGTCGGCGCGGCCTTCGAGCGCCGCCGCGATGTGCGCTTCGCGCAGCGCCTTTGCGTCGCTGATCCGGTTCCGCGCCTCGACGTATGCCGCGGCGCGGTCGTCGAACTGCTGCGTGGTGTCGGTCATGGGGTGGTGCCTCTCTTCTGGTGGTGGTCAGGACACAGGTAGCGCCCTGGTGGGGGGTGGGGGAGGAACTGCCACAGCCGGCCTTTCGCCAGCGCCTCGCGCGCCTCGGCCGGCAGTCGCATTTCGTCGCAGTCGGGGTAGGAACAGAACAGCGGGGACGGTTCGACGGTGCAGTCTGGCCGGTGCTCGGCGTCGCCGGCCTCGACGCGGGCCAGCAGCACGCCGCAGCCGCGGCACGCCGGCGCCGTGCCGGTCCAGTTCGAGCGCATCTGGCCGGCCGTGATCCGGGGCATCAGCCGGCGGTTTCCCGCGCGTAGCAGCGTTCGCACAGGAACCGCAGATGGAACGACAGCCCTTCGTCCTGGACGACGCGCTGGCAGCGCGTGAGCACGGTCAGTTCCTCGTCGCAGCTGGCGCAGTTGTCGCCGCCTTCGCTGCCGGCCGGCGCCCGGTCGTGCCAGTCGGCCGCGCCGGCGCGACACGTCGCGCAGTGCGTCGGGTCCGGCCGCGGTTCGCAGACGATTGTGCCGTCGGTCAGGATGCCGACGTGATAGCCCAGCTGCTCGGCGTACTCGCGGATTTCGTGCTCGGCGATCGCCTGGTCGATCGCCTGGTGCCCTTCGGCCATGGTGTGCCTTCCTGGTGGGATAGGTGGGCGCCGGCCGGCCGCTGCTTGACCGGCCGGCGCCCGGTCTTATGCCGTGTCGGCGATCAGATCGCCGTCGGGCAGTTCGTATCGCTCCGTGACCAGCGTCAGCTTGCCGCGGGGTTCACGGCCCAGCGCCATCCGTTCGGCCTGGTGGGTCGGCGTGTACCCGGTCCAGTAGGAGAACGTCACAGGTCCAGACAGCCGCGCGATGAACGCGCGCGCCGCCCGGATCGCACGCGCGCGACTGCGGTACATCTTCGACGTCAGGATGGGTTCGCCGTTGCCCATGCTGATCGAATACCAGTAGTCGCCGGTGTTGCCCGCGTTCGGTCCGGCCTCGTTCTGCCGGACGTAGATCGGCCTCACGTTCCCAGCTTGTCGGAGAACTCGACGCCGGTCCCGCCCAGTCCGTCGTCGCGGATCGCGGCGGTGCCGTCGCTCTCCACGTCTTCGGCGTCCGCCGGGTCGCCGGCGTCGTCGCTGATCGGGTTGCCGTCCTCGTCGAACATCGGCGGTTCGTTGTGCTCCTGCTCGGCCTGCTCCGCTGCCAGCTGCTCGGCCTGCGCCTTCGCCTTCGCAGCGTCGGCCATGGCCTTGATTTCCTCGCGGGTCGGCGGCTTCGGCGTCCCAGGTCGCCACATGTCGCCGACGCGCCGGCAGCGCCGGATCGGCACTTCCACTTCGCCGTTCTCGGTGAACCTGGTCGCCTCTTCGGTCACTTCCAGTTCGACCATCAGCGTCACGCGTTCGAGTCCGCGCGGTGCGTTGTCGAGCGTGGCGACGTGCGCGCCGGACAGGAAGATTTCGGCCCGTTCGCCGCGCTCCTGCGGCTGGTCGGGATCTTCCACGTTGTCCAGTTCGTTCGTGCTCGGCAGACCTTCGGGCTGGTCGGTCACAAGTCCCACGGTCAGACCACCTTCGCGTCGTCGGGGTTCTCGGCGTCGTCCTTCTGGGGTTCGCCCATCAGGAAGCGCCGGAACTGGTCGGCGTCGCTCACGATGACGTCCGCGCTGGCGCCCGGATCGTTCGCGATCGCCTGTCGAAGCGCGGTGTCCCGCGCCTCGCGTTCGGTGCTATCCACTCACTCGTTCCCTTCACTGGTGGGGTCCGCGGCCGGCTGGTCCGCGGACGTGTCGCCGGCGACGACGCGGGCCACGGTGGCGTCCGCCTCGTCCACCAGGACGTTCTGCTGCTGCCAGGAATACAGCTTGTCGGCGACCAGCCCGATCGCGTGGTCGTCCAGGTCGTCGGTGCTCGTCACGTCCGGCCGGCCCAGGATGCCCTGATACAGCGCGATCTTGCCGTCCCGGTTCGCGTCGTCGCCGTATCCGGCGTCGCCCAGCAGCCCGTACAGCCGCTTTTCGAGCGCCTTCCGCATCCGCGATTTCGGCCGATCCGGGTCCGCGGCCGGCGCGGTGTTGCGCTTCGCGCTGATCCGCTTCGACGCCTCCGCGGCCTGCTGGTCGGCCTCGGCCTGCTTCGTCTGCGCCGCGATCTGCTCCGCGGTCGGCCCGGACGGTTGCGCGGCCGGCGCCGGTTGGGGGTCGGCCTGAGCTTCGTCGCCCTGGTCGGTTGTCACGGCGCCGGCCGGCGTCTCTGGTGGTGTCGGCGCCGGATCGGCTGCCGTCTCGTCCTGCGGCGCGCTGGCCGGCTCCGCGGCAGGTTCCGCGGCCGGCTCGGGCGCCGGCGCCGGCTTCTGGTCGTCCAGGGGGACTTCCTCGGCGAAGATTTCGTCTTCGGTGACCACGTTCGACGGCGCGCGGGCCGGTTCCGGCTCGTCGAACGTCTCCGATTCCAGGTCTTCCTTCGAGTAGCCCAGACCCATGAGCACGTCGGGCGCCATTTCGCGGCAGACCTCGGCCTGCGCCTTCGCTTTGAGCATCGTCTGCGGGTCGGTGATGTACTTCATGTTGCCCAGCACGGACACCTTGCGCTTGCCGTCCCAGAACTTCTCGACGCTCACCCAGTCGTCGTCGTTCAGCGGGTCGGGGTTCTCGACTCCCGGCTTCGGCGTCGGCACGTAGCCGGCGCGCTTCGCCCGCGCGATCGTCCACGTCGAGCGGTACTCGTCGCCGTCGTGGTCGCGGCCGACGACGGTCACGGACTCGTCGGACTGCTCGACGGTGCGAACCTTGTAGCCGGCCTGCTTGAGCAACCCGACCATGGTCCGCGATTCGAGCGTCGGCATACCGTGAATCGGGATCACGCGCTGGACGGCCTGCCACGGCTTCAATCCCAGTTCGGCGCCGTACAGGATCGCCGCGGTCGCGTCGGCCTGCTTCCCGAACAGCCGCTTCGGGATCAGGCTGGTTCGCACCAGCTGGCCGGCCAGCTTCCACGCCGTGTTATAGACCTCGGCGTGTTCGTGCAGCGCAGCGACGGCCGTCGACTGGCGCGCCCGCACCGGCGGGAACACTTCGAGCGTGCCGGCGTCCTGGTCGTGGTGCGCGATTTCGTTGGGCATTGCTTCCTCATTTCTCCTGGTGGGGGTGGTGCTCACGTCGCGTAGAACCGTTCCAGCGACTCTTCGATCTGTGACGTCGCCCAGCCGGCCATGCCGACTTCGTGGATTCCGTCGTAACCCGGCCACTGGCCGGACTCTGTGCAGCGCGCGAACAGTTCGATCGCTGCGCGGTTCTGGCGCCGGCCCAGTTCGACCACTTCCGGCTTGATCCGGCACACGGACACGGTGAACGGCGCCGACTTCGACTGGACGATGAACAGGAACCCGACGTTATCCAGGCCGATTTCGGCCAGCCCGTCTTCGTAGAACGCCTGCTGCTGGTGGTATCCGTAGTCGACGACGGCCTTCTGGAATTGCGCCGGGTTCGCGCTGGTCGCGGTCTTGTAGTCGATGCAGATGGTCCGGCCCAGCCCGTCGGTCAGGAAGTCCGGCCGGCAGCGCAGCCGGACCCCGGTCGCGTCGTCGTGCCAGTAGATGCTGTGCTCAGCCGATCCCTTCGACAACAGCCGGCCGGCGATCCGGTGCTGGAACACGCGGCCGGCCATCGTCTGCGCCTTGTCCATGTCCCACTTCGGCATCGGGATCTTGCCCTCACGGCGATACTTCGCCGCTGCGGCCTGCCACTCAGCTGTCCGCGCCGGCTCTTTCGCCAGCTTCCCGTCCTTGCCGTGTCCGCACACCTTCGGGTCGAGCAGACCCAGCGCGGCGCCTTTGCCCAGGACCATTTTGTGCGCCGCGTGCCCGAAGTCGTAGTTTTTGTTCACGCCGCGATCGTTGCGCCGGCCGTAGTCGAACTCTTCCGGCGTCGTCGACAGCAGCGCGCGGGCGCCGCTCGACGACAGCGATCCCAGGTCGCCGTGATAGACCTCTTCGGTCACGGTGGCATAGATCCCGTCGTTCGGCGGAACCGCGTCGGTGTAGTCGCGCCGCGGCGCCGTGTCGACGAAGCGGTGCCCGCGCGTCGAGCAGTCCAGGACGTCGCGGCAGCCGAAGCACAGCCAGACTTCGTGCTCCACACAGAACGCCGGCACTTCGCCGGCCCGCTGCCGGCTGTGACGGTTCGAGAAACCGCAGTTCTGGCACTTGAGCGGCCGGACCGCGCCGGCCGTCATGCGTTCACGCCCTGCCGGCGCAGTTCCTCGCGGCCGGCCTCGGTGATCCGCGATACTCCGATCTTGCGGCCCGTCAGCGCCACACGTCGCACGATCTGCCCTTCCTCGTCGCGCACCCAGTCGACCAGCCCCAACCGGCGCAGATCCGCGCCGCGCTTGCCCAGGCTGTCGCGAACCAGCCCGCCGGCGTAGCCGGCTTCCTCGTCGGTGGCGCCGGCCTCGCCGACCTCGCCGAAGTGTCGCAGCATCGCCAGACAGTGCGACCCCGCGGTGGTCAGCTGCCGCGCCGCGTCGTGCGACGCCTCCGGGTCGCTGCGGCGCGCGTGCTCGCGGGCCGGAATCTCGGGGAACTGCGCCGGCGTGCCGTCGTCGCCGAACAGCGCCCAGTCGTCGCCGCTCATCCGCGCGGCCCGTTCAGTTCGGCGTCCTTGAGGTCGTTCGCCTCGGTGATCGCCTCCGTGTTCGCTTCGATCGCTGCGGTCAGCCGGTCGATCGCCTGGATCATGTCGGTAGACCGCTGGTGTGCCTCTTCGGATAGTCCGATCTTCACTGGTGGGGGTGCCTTTCTTGGTCGGTCAGTCGTGCCAGTAGTTCGTCGGCCGCTCGCGTCATCGTGCCGCGCGGGGTCGACAGGTTCTCTTCCGCGGTGCGCCGCGGACTGGTGCCGGTGTCGGCCGCGGTGAACGCCACGGCGCGGATCGCGGCCTGGTCGCCGGCGAAGATGCAGCGTTCGCCGGTCGTGTCGTCGTGGTCGTGGTAGACGACCAGTTCGCCGTGCTTCTCGTCGGGTATCCGGTGCGTTCCGGTGCGCTGTCCGCAGACCGGGCAGAACCGCAGCGACCACCCAGGCCAGTCGCGGCCGTCAGCCATGCCGGCGGTCCGGCCGCGACCGCACGTAGTCGACGGCGCCCAGGACGATCGCGACCAGCGCGACGGCGATCGCCACGAACGCCGCGGCCGTCAGGCCGATTGCCAGGACCAGCAGCGCGACCAGGGCGCCGGCGACCGCGCCGGCCAGACATGCCCTCATGCTGGTACCTCGACGAACTGCGCCCGGTCGAAGTGCAGCCGTGTCCGCTGCCGGCCACACGTCCGGCTGTTCTCGGCCACTCCGATGCACCAGACACCCGGTTCGACGTTGCAGACCGGGCAGGTCCGTTCGAGCGCGCGCCGGACCACCGGGTCGCGGGGGTTCGCCAGTCGCTTCCCGTTCGGCCCGCGGCCGTGGTCCCATATCCCGGTTGCGCGCCCCATGGCTCACTTCCTCCCGCCACGCCATGCGAAGTAGATCCCCCAGCGCAGGAAGATGACGGTCACGCTGTGGTCGTGCCAGCGGTCGTCGTTGTCGTATGCGAACTGGCCGGTGTCCTCCCAGAACCGCACGTCGACCCCGAACTGCCACCCGTCGGCTTCGCCGCTGGCGTGCTCGCTGTCGGCCACAATGTCGCCGACCGACAGGCGCCAGCGTGAATCCGGCCCGTAGCCCGGTCCGCCGTACCACTCGCGGTTCCAGTGCCACCAACGCGTCGGCCGCGGTGTGTACTCGTCAATGTCGGGTTCGGTGGCGAACCACTCGCGCGGGTGTCTCATCCGGCGATCCCAGCGTGCGGGTCGACGACTCCGCGGCCAGCGCCGCCGCCGCCGATCGCCACAATTTCGACCCGTTCGATCCCGCGCCGTATCTCGGCGCTGAACCCCTGGACGTCCGGCGTGATGGTCAGGAACAGCGTCGATTCGCGCAGCAGCCGCGCCCGGATCTGGTCGAGCGTCAGCCGGCCGTCCGCCGGCCGGTGCTCGCCGGTGTGCCGGTAGACAGCCAGCCGGCCGAACACGGCGTCCGTGGCCTGGACCAGCCGGCCGAACAGCCGGTGCATGAACGCCGGCGGCTCGACCAGCACGGCCAGCAGCAGCAGCGCGCCGATGATGGCGCCGACGACGATCCCCTGTGTCGTGGTCATCAGTTGGTGCCCGCCTTCTTGTCGATCGCGTCGGCCAGCGCGCGCAGCGCCGCGGCCAGTTCGTCGGCGTCCAGTCGGCTCTTGAGGTCGACGGCGCCGTTCGGGAACGCAATCACGGCGAACACGCATTCGTCGTCCACGTTGACCAGCCGGACCTGCTGGTCGTCCATGCTGCCGCTCATGCGACGTAGACCACCAGGACGGCGCCGGCGTCGTTTACTCCGAAGCAGCGTTTCGGGTTCGTCCACTCCCAGACGTCGGTCGCGGTCCGGCTGCACTGCATCGTGTAGAACTTGCCGGTGACTGGCGACGTCGCGATGACGGTCCAGCCCGGTTGCCAGTAGAACGCGCGCCGCACGTTGTCGGCGAACGCGCAGCTGGTGTCCGGGGTGGCGACGCCCGACAGCCCGGACGGGCACACGTCGAACGTCTCGGCCTTCGCGTGGCCGGCGAACCACAGCGCGCCGGCGGTCAGGACCAGGATCAGCACGGCGACGGCCAGCACGGCGCGCCAGCGACCGCGCCACAGCGACGACGACGCGCGCGCGCCGATCGGCCGGTCGTGGACCTCGTAATCCTCGGGGTCCAGGTCGATGAAGTCGGGGTCCAGCCGCTTCGCCCACGGCGCCCACGGCGCGCCGGGGACGGTGCCCAGCGTGCAGTCCAGTTCGTCGATCGTCCGGCCGATCACGGCGTCGCGGTGCGCGATCTGCTCGTCGGCGTCCAGCCGCGCGATGCAGTACGGTTCGCACGGTTCGCCGGCCGGCTCGAAGCACAGGTCGCAGTCGGCGTCCGGGTTGCGCCGGTAGGGCAGCAGCGGCCGGTACGGCAGCGGTTGTTCGTCTGGCGTCATGGCTTCGGCCCGTATCGTGTTCTCTGACATGTCGAACTCATCCTTCGGTGTGTCGTGCGGTCGGCGCCTCGGGGTTGGGGCGCCGGCCGCGTTTCTTATTCTCCGCGGGGTGCGGGGGTCAGGTGGTGGAACGGCCGGTCGGCGTCGCGCTCGACGGCCTCGAACTGGTTGGCGCGGTCGCGCAGCGTCGCGATCAGCACGTCCACGTCGCCGGCCGCGGCGCGGCCTTCGGTCGACGTGAACAGGATCGGTTTCCAGCCGGCGATGATGGTCGCCGCGATCCGCAGGACGCGGGAATCGGGCAGTTCGTCGAGCGCTGATCGGATGGTCGCCGGCTGGATGCGCGCCGGCCCGCCGATCAGCTGCGGCTGCGCGCTGAACTCAGGACGTCCGCGGACGACGACGCCGGCAGCGATCAGCGCGTCGCCGGCCAGTTCGCGCCATGCGCGGATCGCGCTCACGACTTCGACGCGATGTAGTCGGCCAGCGCGGCGCGCGCCTTCGCGATTTCGCCGTACAGACGGACACTCTCGGCGTCCACGACGTAGCGGCCGAACTCGTTCTTGTGCGCCAGGACGTCGCCGCGCTCCGCGGCCTTCTGCAACGTCCGCAGGTTCACGCCGTAGCGTTCGGCCGCGACCTGCAACGTCAGTTCTTCAACGGGTGGGGTTTCGGTGGGGTTGGTCATGCCGGACACGCTACGCCACTTGTCGCAGTCCGCGCAAGACAGACGCGCCGCCCGAACTTGTCGGACGGCGCGCCTGGTGTTCGCTTACTCTCCGCAGTCGGGATCTGGCAGCGGCGGACGCGCTGCCGGCCGCGCCGCGTCGTTCCGGTCCTGCTCGTCGTGAATCGCCACGATCCGTTCGTTCAGCCGGCCGGCCCGCTCGAAGAACGCGCGCGAAACGTCGATGCCGTACTGCTGCCGGACCGGATCGTTGACGTCCAGGTTCCGCACGTTCGGATCTGACGGGTTGACCAGGTTCCCGACCCACTCGACCAGCGCCCGCTGCCCATCGGCCAGCAGTGAGCGTTCCTCACGCGACAGCCGATCGTTGTCGCTGCTGATTTTCTCGTTTTCCGCGGTGACCTGCCGCGACGCGTTGATCGCCGCGATCAGCTGTGACTGGCAGTTCTTGACGCGTTCGGCGAACGCCGCGGCCTGCTCTGCGTTGCGCTTGTTGTCGGCCGCGTTGTCCGACGTCGTGATGACAGACCAGCCCAGGAACGCGATCGCCAGCAGGCCGATCACGTAGCGCCGGTCGATGGACAGCGCGCGCCACTTCGAGCGGTGCCGGCCGTCGGGCAGCGGCCGGTGCCGTTCCAGCCAGCACGTCTTCGCCAGGCAGTAGGCACGGTTCAGCACGAACCCGGCCACCAGGCCGGCCAGGAAAGACCAGGACCACAGGTTCGTGAACGCGTCAGTCATGGTCGCCCCCGTCCGCCTTGACTTCGTTCGGTGGCAGGCCGGCGCGCTGCGCCGTCTCCGGGTGCTCGACCTCGGCCACGGCCGCGGCGCGGTCGGCGACGACGGCCGCGGCCTGCGCCGTTGCTTTCGCGTCCTTCACGTCCTGGTCCCGCTCAGCTTCACGTTTGCGCTTATCGCCGCTGAGTCCGCCAAGCAGTGCGCCGCCGGCCAGACCGACCAGCGTCACCATGCCCTGCGGCGCCGTGCCCACCAGCTCCCAGATGAAATACGCGACCACGATCGCGATAGCGAAGCACAGCGACAGATTCGTGTCGGACAGCCAAGAGCGATGCCGCGGCCCGTTCCACGCCGCCACGGCCTATTCCGCGGCCCGGTGCCGGCCGACGTAATTCGCGTCGATGGCCTGCGGCGCGACCTCGCGGACCAGTTCGATCGTCTGGTCGGCGTGCGCCGCGATCTGGTCCAGGGTCGGCGCGCTGTTGGTGAGGAACGTTGCCGTGCGGACCAGCCACGCGCAGACGACGGCGACGCCGCCGCCGATCGCCACCGCGGCGCCATTACCGGTCGGCAGGATCTCCGTCACGTAGCCGGCGAACGACGTCAGGAACAGAACCAGCGCCGACAGCAGCGCGGCCGTCGCCTTCGCCTTCTGCGACGGGGTGTACTTCGACAGCATCGGTTTTCCTCTCGGTTGCGGTGTGCAGTGTCCAGGCTATGCCGCCGGCCGCGAAACCCAGTCGCGGACGTGCATTCTCGCCAGGTCCAGGTGTGTCGGACCTCCGGGCCACGCCGCATCGACGTGGTACCGAATGTGTGGTCCGGTGCCGGCGAACAGAAACTTGAGTCCGATCGTCGCGGCCTTCGCCGCCGCGGCCGGCCCGGTCAGCTGGTCGTCGGGGGTGCTTCCGGGGATGAACCCGCCCATGCTGGACAGCAGCAGCGGGATCGCGAACCCGATCAGCCCGACCGGCCCGCCGGCCAGCGCGGCGAACGCACCAGGCAGCGATATGCCGGCCTTCTGCGCGACGGTCGGGATCGCGCCCACGAACCGGATCGCGACCTGAGCAATGTCCCGGAACGCGAACTGCGTCACCTGTTCGTAAACGTCGTCCATGATGTCGCCGGCGACGCCGCCCGGAACCTGCGCGTACATGTCGCCCTCGTTGGTCAGCCAGCAGTGCCGGTAGTCCTTCGGGTCGCCGTACTGGATTGTCGAGATACCGCGCCCCCACGGCGCCGGGTGCCCGAAGAACCCGCCGCCCATGGGTCGGGTCGGGTCGCCGAAGCTGAACGAACAGACGTAGTTCTCCGGGAAGTTCTTGAGCAGCCAGTCCCGGAACATGCCGCACGCGACCGCGCCGGCGCTGTATCCGCCGAGCACGACGCGGATCTTCGGGTTCACTTTGCGCCGCGCGATGAAGTCGGCCTGCGTCCACGCCACGGTGTCCTGGACGGCCTGCCACATCGACGGGTCGCCGATACCGCCGGCGGTGCCGACGGGGATTCCGCCCATCGTCGCCGCCCACGGTGGGTTCACTTCCTCGACCAGATCCGCGACGCCCTGACAGACCAGCGACACCAGATCTTGCCCAATGACGCCGCCGGTGCCGCGCCACACGTAGGCCAGCGCGCGCGGGCCGGTCGGCAGCGGGACCGCGACGGGGACTTCCTGCTTGGGTTCCAGGTCCATCTGCCGCTGGACAGCCCAGTCGAAGATCCCGTCATCGTTCACGTCCGGCCCTGGTCGCCGGCCGGCCAGCACCAGTTCGTGAACATTGCGCCCGTACTGCTTGAGCGCCTTCCCGAACGCCTCGGTGTAGACGTCGGAACGGTCGTCGCCGATCGCCTTCCCATACAGGTTGCCGGCCAATTTCTGCTTCGCCTTCGGGATCAGCCGGTGCCGATCGCCGACCTTGCGGGGTGCCTGATATGCCATGGTGGGTTCTCCTACGGTCGAAGTGCTGCTGCGGTCATGGGTCCGACAATGCCATCGGCGTACAGCCCGACGTGCTGCTGGAACCCGATCACGGCCAGCCGCGTGATCGGCCCGAAGATCCCGTCCACGTCCAGCCCGAACGGGGTCGGTGGCCGGTTCATCGCGCGCTGGATCGCCAGCACGCGATCGCGGTTCGGGTTCGGCTTGCCGGCGTATTCCATCCAGTCGGCATAGCGGTCCGGGTTCGTGCCGGGGACCACGACCGGCGGGGGTGGCGCGATCGGCGGCGCCTCGACGCCGGTCAGCCAGAACCGCACGTCGTCCATGAAGACGTTCACTGGGAAGTTGTGGCCGACGTCGGTGTGTCCGCCGCCCCAGGCGCCGAACGATGCGTGGTCGCAGATGCCGTTGTGTCCCCACGGTGGGGTGCCGCGGCCCTTGATCCACTCGACGGGGATCGGCCGGCCGTCGTCGTGCGACTGCTGAATCCAGTACGCAACCTGCTTGGCGCCCAGGCGCAGCGCCTCGCGCTCGTTGAACCCGTCGGCCGGGTTCGGGTCCAGCCACGCGTCACGCGACCAGCCGGCGAAGCTGTTCGAGAAGCAATAGTGGTAGGCCAGGTTGTTCGCGCCGACGGCCGACCAGCTGCCGTCGGCGTCCTGGACCATGCCCACGACGTCGCGATCGTCGCCGATCCGGTGGTAACTCACCTGATGCGTCTCGCAGTAGTTCCGCAGATTCACCGCGCGCGATCGCGACTCGCTGGTGTGCAGCGCGATCCACAGCGGGGTCGGCTTGCCGCCGCGGCCGGCGTAGCGGTTCGCCTTCGTCCACATGGCCTTCGTCATGGGGTTGGCGATCTTGCCGGCCGGCTTCACGACAGCCGGCGGGGGTGCCGGCGCCGGCGCGGGTGCCGGCGCGGTGCCGGCGATCGGCACGCCGGGGGGAACCTTCACGCCGGCCGGCGGGGGTCGCAGCGGGTGGTCGGCGAACGCGTAGCCCTTGTAAGCGTCGGTGTGGATCAGCTGAAACGCCGTCTCGAAGTCGACCCAGTAGACGTTCGGCGCGAACCCACTGTCGGCGATCAGCAGCGCCGGCCGGCCGTTGTTGCCCTCGTCGGACCAGCCCACACACGTCACGTAGTGGTATGTGGTGCCGCCACCGTAGGACGGGTTCGGCGATCCCTTCACGCCGCGGATCGGCTTCCGGTTCGGCGGAACAACCCAGTTCAGGACGACGGGATAGCCGGCGTCGATCGACCGAATGACGTCCCAGTAGAAATACTCGCGACGCTCGTCGGCCGGCCGCGCCGGCGTGCCGATCTTCAACCCGCCGGGGTAGACGGACAGGTACTTGCCGTCGGGGACTCGCACGTCCAGCACGCGTTCGATTAGTCCCACGTTGTCGGTGCCGCCGGTGTGGGTCCGGCATTCGCGCGCCAGGGTGGCTTCGTCGACGAACTTCCCGCGCGATGACAGCACCATCTGCGCGGACGCCGGCCCGCACCAGTAGCCGGTGTCCTGTCGGATGATCTTGCGGTCGAAGGGTAGAACGCGTTCGGTCATGGTGGGTTGCCTTTCTACGGCCAGAACAGCAGCGCGAACGCTGCCGCCCGTCGGTGTCGCCAGTTCGGGTGGTCAGCGATCGCGCCGGAACAGACCGGGCAACGATCTTCGGGGTGGCCTTCGTGCGCGTCCGGGTCGGACATGCCGAAGCTGTCCAGCCGGTTGAGCAGCCGGCGGATCATTCGGGGGTCGGCGCCTCGTCGGCGACGACGGCCTGGTCCTCGACGGGCGCCGGCTGGACGACGGGCTGCGGCGCGTCGGGCAGCGGACGCGGGCCGGCGTCCAGCTGCACCCAGTCCGGCGGCAGCGGCCGGCCGAACAGTTCGACGTTGCGGACCGCGGGGTTGTTCGCGTGGACCTCGCGCAGCTGGTGGACCAGCCGCACGGCCGTTTCCTTGTCGTACTGCGGGGACCGGACCGGAACCCAGCTGCTCTCGTCGGCCGGGTCGCTGTTCGCGTCGGCGATCGCGTCCCAGCCGACCGCGAACTGCTCGAACTCTTCATCCATGGTGATGCCTTCCTGGTGGGGTTACGCTGCCATGCCGGTGATGCCGAACTGCATCGACGTCAGCCGGATTATGTCGCCGGCGACGCCGCCCTTCACGACGGACGCCTGCGCCGTCCACAGGCAGTTCCCGCCGGCCGGCCCGAGCGCGTCCCAGATCGAACCGTGCGAGATATTCTCTGCGGCCGTCAGGGTCAGTTCGGGGGTACCGCTGAGCAGAATCAGCCCGTTGGCTGCCGCGGCGAACGACACGGCGTAGCGGGTGGTCTGCGCCGACGCGTTCGCCGCGCCGACCGCGCCGGGGTCGCCGACGTGGCCCTTGAAGTAGACCGTTGTCGGTGGTGTCCACAGGACGCCGCGGAATGTGTGGTCCAGCAGCTTGTTCACGAGGAACTGTGTCGGTCCTACGGCCATGTTCGCGATCCTATCTGTCGTAGTTGCTCACGCCTGGTATGCGCGAGCCCAGCCCTGTCCGCGGCCACCTGGTCCGCCAGCGGAGCCGCCACCGAACCAGCCGCCCGATCCGCCGCCACCGCCGCCGCCGGGAACCTTGCCGGGGTCGCCGGTGCCGCCGCCTGACGACGTGGTTCCGCCGCCGACGTAGGTAATGCCGTTGAAGTCCATGTTTCCTGGTGAGCGGCCGGCCGCGCCGCCGCTGCGACTGGTGCCGCCGGCGCCGCCGGCCACGCCGCCGCCGCCCCATCCGCCGGGAATTGCGCCGACCGACGTCGACCCGCCGGTGCCGCCCGCGTTGCCTTTCGGCCCTGCTGTTCCGCCGGCGCCGATGGCGAACGCGAGCGTTGTCGTCTGCCAGGGAATGTCGACGCCGCGGACCAGCGTCACCGCGCCCCAGTTGCCGGCGTAGCCGCCCTCGGCTGTGCCACCGAATCCGGTGTCGCCGCCAGATCCGCCGCCGCCGCCGCCGAGCACGATCAGGTCGATATGGGTCGCCCAGCGGGGGATCGCGTAGTTGCCCGGCGCCGTGATGATGGTCGTCGCCTCGGCCGTCGGCCGGAACCCCAGCGCGACGTCCTCGCCGCTGCCGGCGACGTTGGACAGGTCCAGCCCTGCGATCTTGCCCAGCGTGAGCGCCTGGACGCCGGCGCCCAGCGCAGACAGCGCCAGCGTGAACACGGACCGCAGCGCCATCGTCTGCGCGCCGGCGCCGGTGCTCAGCGACAGCGCAGCCGGCCGGATCTTCGACGTCGCAAACGTCTGCGCGCCGGCGCCGGCCGACTGCGCCAGGACCAGCGTCGCGACCTTCCTCAGCCCGAGCGCCTGCGTCGCCGGCGCCACGTTCGCCAGCTGCACCTTCGCGATCTTCCGCAGCGCGAGCAGCTGCGTGCCGACGCCGGAACTCGAGAACGCCACTTTCGCAATCTTTCGCAGCGCCAGCGACTCCGTGCTGCCGGCCAGCGACGCCAGCGCGATCCCTTTCAGCGTGAGCATCGCGAACGCCTGGACGGGATCGGCGACGTCGCGCATGTCGAGCGCCAGCACGGCCCACCAGCCGATCCGGGTTTCCTCGTCGATCGGCGCCTGCGTGGTGTCGAACCAGCCCGGAACGGTGATTCGGGTCAGTTCCGGCGCCTCGTTGAACCAGCCGGCCACTACGTGCTCCGCGCCGTCACCCACGCGTTGCCGCGGGCGCCATCGCCGCCGGCGTAAGCCACGGTGTAGATGCCGCCGTACCCGCCGCCGCCGCCGGCGCCAGGTGCGCCACCGTTGGCGCCTGGACGTCCGCCGGCGCCGCCACTGCCGCCGACGTAGTTCCGGCCGTTGTAGACGATGCTGCCGGGGGAACGGCCGGTGCTCATCGGGTCCGTGCCGCTGCCGTACTGCGTCGCGCCGGCGCCGGCCGCGGCCGTCAGCGCAGCCTTGCCGCCGGCGATCGCGCGCCGCGTGGACGGGGTGCCGGACTTCCCGTTCTGTTCCTTCGCGCCGCCGGCGCCGCCGGCGCCGACGTCGAACACGATCTGCGTCGCGTTCTGCGGGAAGTCGACGCCGCGGACCAGCGTTTCGGTCTGCCAGACGCCGGCCGCGCCGCCGTAGCCCGGTCGCGTGTCGCCGCCGTTGCCGCCCTTGCCGCCGCCGGCGCCGCCGAGCAGCACGACGTCCAGGTACTTCGCCCAGGTGGGAATGTCGTAGACGATGCCCGAACCCGGCAGTGAGTATTCGGTGGTGCGCGGCGCGTAGAACGGTGGCGCCACGTCGCCCGTCACAATGCCGAACGCCACCCATGGGACGTCGCCGCCGTAGGGAATCGTGCCGGCTGCCATGTTGCCGACCAGCGTCCCGGTTCGGACCGCGGACGGCCGCTGCGGAACCTGCGTCGGGTCGCCGACGGCCAGCCCGTAGCGGGCGCCGATCTGGTGCGTGCCGGCGCCCTGGACGCGCCACGCGAACCCGAGCACGTCGCCGTGCGCGACAGAGACGCGCGCCGCGGCCTGCATGTCGTAGCGGATCAGTTTCAGGCCGGCCGACAACTGCGGCAGCAGATCCGGGGACGTGTGGATTAGCGTCGCCGCGCCGGTGGCCTTGTCCAGCCGGTAAACGTCCACATAGAACGCCGTCATGTTCGCGTTGCCCTTGCCGAGCCACTGAATCGAACCGCGCTGCGCGTCTTCGGTCGCGATCCAGAACGCCATCGGGACGGACGCCGCGGTCGCGTTCAGGTAGAGCGGTTCGCCGTTGCTCGCGGTCGCGTCCGGGATCGGGAACATGGACACGGCCGTCGGGTCCATGCCGCTGTCGAGCGGCTTGTTATCGCGGATGCCCAGGATCGCGTTGTTCCACTCGCCGACCTGGACGGCCTGGTCCGCGACGTCGGCGACGACGGACGCCGCGTTCGCCGCGTCAGCGATCGACTTGTTCGAGCCGATCCCGCGCGCGAACCCGCCCCACAACTGGTTCCACGTCTCGGTGATCGTCTCGCCGATCGACGACAGCCCGCCGACGCCGCCGACGTTGCCGGCCGGGATCGCGCCCAGTACCTCGAACAGATCCGCCAGGTTCTTCGGCCCGTCGAGCACTTGCCGCGTGATGCCCGTCCACACCTGATCAATCACGGACTGGACGCGCGCGATGCCGTCCTGCAATGCGCTCACCAGCCCGTTGACGTAGTTCTGCGGCAGCGCGCCCGACTTCGCCAGCCGGCCGTCGTCGAACCGGACCGCGCCGGCCGTCGCCCACGCTGCGACGGTGGGTTCCAGCACGACGTACTCCGCGTCGTCGGGAACCGGCCAGTTGACGGTGGACAGCTTCACCCAGCCGGCGGAATCGCCGTTCGCGCCGCCGACGGCCAGGACAGCCGGACCGCCGCCGATCAGGCTGTGGTCCGGCCGGTATGCCGCGATGTTGCAGCGGACCGGGCCGGCGCCGCTGGTGACCAGGCCGGTCCACTTCGCCCAGATTTCCAGGTCCAGCGTGTCGTCCGGCCCGACTTCGATCGGCGCCGAATGCAGAATGTGCGTTGTGCCGTCGGCCATCGTGTAGGCGCAGCCCGGACGGGTGCGGCCGTCGGTGTCGTCCCAGTCCCAGTCGAGCAGGCCGGCCAGCGTCGCTTCGTCGTCGAACGACGGGTCCGGCAGCAGGTTCGGGTTCACGTTGCGGATATGCGACAGCGGCAGAACCGGCAGGCGCCACGACGGGATCAGCCCGCCCAGCTGCGCCTTGAAGAAGTCGGCCAGCGCGTCCAGCGCCTCTTCGGGTGCCGGCGCGCCGCGCAGCCGCTCGTACAGTTCGCCCCAGTTGGCGCCCAGCATCCCGTCGGGGATCGACCCGATGAACTGTTCGATCGCGTTGTCGACGCTCCAATTGTCGGGGTCGAACAGGTTCACGCCGCCGAGCAGTTCGCGCAGCCGGTCCAGCGCGTCTTTGAGCGCTGTCAGGTCCAGGCCGGTGACGTCTTCGAGTGCTTCCAGCCCGTAATCTTCGAGCGACTGCGCGAACGCCGCCACCATGTCGATCGGCGACAGTTCCTTGAACCGGCCGACCTCGACGGCCAGCTGCTTCGTCGGATCGCGGTCGACAACCAGCCGCTTGCGGTCGTGGACCTTGCCGGCCATCAGGCGCCGCCGGCCGCGGCCTCGTCGAGCGCCGCCAGGTGTGCCCGCTCAGCTGCCAGCCACTCGTCGCACTTCCACTTGAACTCAGCGGCGAAGTAGTCGAACTGGTCCTGGTTCAGCCGGCCCAGCCCGGAGAACTCGAACCAGTCGAAGCTGTCGACCGGCGCGCCGAGCAGTTCGGCCATGGTCGGCGGTATGTCCTCGACGGCCAGCTGCCGTTCGTCGTACTCGACCAGTTCGAGCCGATCGGACGCCACGGTGTTCTCGAACGATTCGCGCGCCAGCCAGCGCGCGATCGCCTGGTCCTGCTCGCGTGTCTCGACCGGCCCGCGCGGGATCGGGACGACGGTCTTGTATCGCTTCTCATACGCCACGGTCAGATCCTCACGCCGGCACGAACAGGTAGTCCAGCTGCGCGTAATTCCGGTTGAAGATGTACGCGCCGAACAGACCATCGTTGACCAGCGCGACGTGGATCGTCGCCGCGGTGCCGGCGGGGACCAGGCCGACGCCGTTGTCCGGCGCGATCGCGACGGTCGGCGTGGACGGGCTGCTGCTGTGCGGGCCGACGTAGGTCCAGCCGAGCGGGGTTCCGACGCCGCGGCCGATCAGGTCGCCGGTCAGCGGATCGCCCAGACGGACTTCGCAGCCGATCGTCAGCGGGTCGCTGTCCAGTTCGACGCCAAACGCCTTGAAGTGGCCGGCCACGCGCAGCGTCGTGTCGTAGTCGAGCACTGGGAACGTGTAGGACAGGATCGGCGCGCGCTGCGCGGACCCGTTGAAGTTGGAGAACGCGCCTTCGGGGATCGTGCCGAACCGGACCAGCTTCGTCGACATGTCCGACGGTCCCCACTTGCCGTTCGGCAGCTTCGTGAGCACGGTCCCCACCGACGCGCCGCCAAACGCGCTGTTCGGGTCGTAGTTGGTGATCTGTTCGAGCGGACCCATTTCGCCCTGCGGACCCTGCGGCGACAGCGCGCGGATCTTGTAGAACGGCTTTTCCGGGGTGCCGCCCTTCTCCACCTGGTCGCCGGCCGCGATCACTTCCGGCGTGCGCTCGCTCATCGGGATTGTCTCGAACAGCAGCGTGATTTCCGGGGTGGCGCCGGTCTTGCCCGTCGGCCCTGGTAGCGCGGTGTGGAAGTCGTTCACGCCGTCCCACACGTAGACCAGCCCGCCGTGGAGGTAGCCGTGGTTCTTCTTCGACTCGTCCCAGTCGGTCGGCAGGTTGATCGTGCCGTCTTCGTTGAGCGGTACCGGCCATTCCAGGTCCACCATCGGCGCGTTCTTGCCGGGGAACCCGCGCGGCCCGATCAGGACGGTGGTCGTGATGACGGCCTTGCCGTCGACCAGTTCCATCGTCGCCGACGCCATCGGCGGGGTATCCGGGTCGCCGACGATGCCGACCCACGTCCCGGCGATCATGGCCTGGAACAGCGCCACCGCGTCGCCCGTCGTCGGGATGCGGTGCGTCCGGTAAAAGTCGTCAATCTCCTGGTCGGTCAGGGTGCCCGGTGCGGTCATTTCAGCGCCTCTTCGTCTATCACGATGTTGGTTCTAACCTTCCATGGAATCGCCGCGTCGGGGTCATCGACCGGCCCGTCTGCGCCGGATTGCAGCCGGCGGATCGCTGCGTCGCGCTGCGCCGGCGGCAGCGCCATTATCTCTTCGAGCGTCATCCCGTCGAGCGGATCGGCCGGCAGGTCCGGCGCGTCGAGCGCGACCCATTCGACATAGCCGTTCGGGTACTGCCGGCGCTTCACCTTCGGCTGTCCGCCGAACTGCGCCGGCAGGCAGCGCGCGAAGTGCCAGGCCAGCAGCGGCTTGAGGTAGCGCAGGTCGTAGCTGAACCCGTTCTTGTCGACGGGGTTGTCCAGCAGTTGATCGAACAGATACACCAGATCTTGCGCCGGCTGCTGGTCCGGCGGTATCTCGAACCCGAGACGTTCGGCGTCCTGGTCCCGGTCGCCGTCGAGCGCGTCGAGCGGCGACCGCAGCAGCGCGTTCATCCGGTCGACCTCTTCCGGTGTCGGGCCGGCGTATGCGTCCATCAGAAGTTCGTCCCCTGTCCCATCAGTGTCGCGAGTCCGTTCCAGAACTCTTGCGCGGTGCGCGTCACCCGCGCCAGCCCGCTATCAGTCTCCCGGTCGTCGCCGATGCTCAGCCGGAACGTCTTCGGCGTCGTCTCGTCCTCCTTGAGTCCGATCGCCGAGACGTGCCGCTGGTGCAGGATGCCGTCAATCTCGAACAGCGCGGGGTCGCCCATGTCGACGTCCAGGAAGATCCGGTGCGGTCGTGCGTTGCGGACCTCGACCTTGAACACCTGGTGCGGCTTCGTCTTCTCCAAGCCTTCGCGGATCGTGAGCGGGGTCGCGATCACGTAGGCCGAACCGCTGCCCTGGACGAACTCTTCGAGCAGGCCGAAGTCGCCGCCGTTCAGTTCCCGGTTGACGTCGGTGTAGCGGATGAACGCGAACCAGACGTCATCGCCCTGGTTCTGGTAGACGTTTTCGATGCCCTCCGTCAGCGGGATCTGCCCGAAGATCGCGACCGCTTCGGCGATCTTCGACAGCGCGTAGCGGATCAGGAACGTCTGCACCTGGTTGAGCCACTGCGGCGACTTTCCGCCGGTCATAATGGTTTTCGCGGTGCCCTTGAACATGTGCCGTTCCGACGAGATGATCGCCGAGCGCGGCCCGTCACGGAACACGATGGACGGCTGCTTCGGCGCCGCGCCCAGCCACTTGCGGACCAGCGGATCGTTCTCGCCGTCGCCGTTCTCGTCGGCGTAGATGATCGTCCCGATCAGGTCGTCGGCGCTGCCGGCGATCAGTTTCAGCGCGCCGTCGGGCGCCAGGCCGGTGACGCCTTCGTATTGCGCGCGTTCCTCGACCGCCAGGACGATGCAGTTGCGCCGCGGCCGTGCCAGCTTCTCGCCGATCAGCATTGCCAGTTCGGGGTGCGGACTGTCCTCGTCCTCTTCGAGCCACACATACGCGCGGACCTGACAGCCGGCGTCGCGCAGCATGGCTTCGGTGACCTGGTGCGCGTCCTGCCACCGCGACATGAGCACGGACAGCCGCGACGTGTCGGTGATGGGGTTGACGAACTGCATCTGTAGCGGGTGGTTCAGGAACGACCAGTTACCCGGCAGACCCAGCCCGAGCGCGGCGCCGACGTAGGCGCCAGGGTTGAGCAGGTTCGTGAACACGGCCAGCGCCGGGTTGAAGATCCGCGCCAGGTTCGCCGCGCCGGCCGTCGCGATCGCGGTCCGGCAGTTGGCCGGCAGCAGGAAGCACTTAATCGGCTGCGCTTCCGGCGGCGCGAACACAGTCGCGCCGAACAGGATGTGTTTCCAGTGCTCGCGGTTCTCCATCAGCTGCAACGTCACGGTGACTTCGCCGTCTTCGGCGCGGCCCACCGCGACGTCGGTCACCTTGAAACCCCAGCGCCAGCGCCAGTTCCGCCGGTGCGGGTACGGGTCGACGATGAAGTTCAGATCCTCTTCGGCCCGGACGTCGGTCCGCAGGAAGTTGACCAGCCAGTCCGACCCGCGCAGCACGACTTCGCCGGTGCCGGTGTCGTGCTGGATCTGCTCAGCGTCGAACGCTTTGTGGGTGTGAACCGTGCCGATGTAGCGCAGATTCTTGTCCATCAGCCGATAGAGCGACTTCGCCTTCGCCTCAGCGTCGATGACGCGCCGGCGCGCGTTGATCTGGTTCCAGCTGTCGATCGTCGGGTTCGTGCTCGACGTCGGCCCGAACGGCGCCGCCATCAGGACCAGCTAGAGCGGTAATACTGCGGCACGATCATTTCGATGGACCCGTTCGGGTTCGTGTGCGTGACGTCGATGTGCGCCACGCTGCGCGGGGGGATCATCACGTCGAAGTCTATGCCGCCGGGGATGCGCCGCTGGATCGGCAGTTTCGCGTCCAGCTGCGGCTTGAGCAGCAGTTGCATGAACTGCGACTGGCGCAGTGTCTTGTAGATCTGCCCGTCGATCGGTTCCAGTTCCGACGTGAGGGTCTGCCGCGCCGGGTCGGTGTCCACGAACACGTAGGCGCCGTCGTCGGGCAGCAGGTTCGGAATCGGGATCATGTTCCCGCCGTTGCCGTTCTGGATGCGGACCCCGTAACCCTTCTTCCCGTCGATCACCACGTCGTCGCGGCTGGTCCCGCGGACGATGAACTTCGCGGCCGACTCGAACGTGCCCTTGTTCGCGATGCTGAACGTGTGCCGGTCGAACCCGTCACGCGCGATCACTTCCCAGTCCGGCTTCCACGCGTCGGTGATAGCCGGCTTCGCGTAGAGCGGCCAGGGCATGTGCAGCTGCGTGCTGATTATGTTCGTCGCGTTGCCGTGCGCGGTCGGCGACACGTCCTGGTCGCGGCGCCACTTCTGGCCCTTGATCGCCGGAATCCAGCGCAGGCCGGACGGCCGCGTGAAACAGCCGAGGAATCCGGGCACGGTGTCGCTGAACGACTGCCGGAAGCTGTCTTCGATCGTGAGCATCCCCATTTTGCCGGTCGCCGGCCGGTTGATATTCGCCGACGGGTTGATCACGAACCCAATGTCGACGACGCCCATCATGTAGTCGGTGCGCTCGCGTTCCGCGCCGATCAGGTACGGCCCGTTGCTGTAGCGGTGCTCGAACTCCAAGTCGTCCACGCCGGACAGACCCTTCGCCATCACGACGCCTTCGGTGCCCTCGCGCGGCCCGGAGATATGCCAGATCTTCCAGTTTGTCGCCGGGTGCATCCAGAACCACGACGGATCTTCGGACCGCAGAATGTGGCCCTTCGGTCCCATGTCCTCCCAGCGTGTGAACCGCTGCCAGGACGGGTGCGCCCAGTCGGTCGGCGCGTAGGCCGGGTTGCCCTCGAAGTCGTTCGGGTGCGCCGGCGTGTCGTAGTAGAACTCGTCGTCGAAGTTGACCAGGGGTTCGCTCATCAGTGAACTTTCGTCGTCCGGGTGCGTGCGTTGAACTGTGCGTCGAGCGTGTTCGCGACGGCCTGCGGCGACATGCCGGCCTGTTCGATCACGACGGCCGGACCGGGCGCCTGCCCGTTGCCGGTGCCGTGCGCCGTGGTGTCCGGTGCGACGTTGGTCGCCGGCGTGGCGCCCACCATCGCCGCGGCCGGGTTCAACATGCCGCTGAGCAGATCGCCGCCGCTGCCGGCCGGCTGGTCGCTGCCGTCGCCCAGCAGCGCCTTGCCCAGCCAGTTGACGCCGGCCATCGCTGACTTGACGTGCGGCCACTCGAACGGGTTCGAGAACACGGACCCGTCCAGGCCGATCGTTTCGAGCAGCCCGCCCCACAGCGACTTCCCGAGGTCGTCGAACCCGCCGCCGCTGCCCTTCGCGTCGTCGCGCGCCGACGACAGATCTTCGACGCCGCGTTCCCGCAGCGCCGCGTCGTCCTCTTCGGCCCGCGTCGCCTTCTCGACGGCGCGCGCCTTCGCGTCGGTCGCGTCTTTCAGTTCCCGGTTCGCGACGTCCAGGCTGTGCTGCGCGTCCTGCGTGTCCTTGCCGGCCGCGCGTAGCTCGTCCAGCCGGCGCTGCGCCTTCTCGACGGCATACGTGCGGTCGTCGACCCGCTGTTGCGCCTGCTCGACCGCGCGCTGCGCGTTGTCCAGCCGGTTCGACGACGCCGCCAGTTCCTTGTCTGTCGCGGCCCGGTAGCTACCGCCGGCCGACGTGCTCGACCCCAGCGACGTCGCGGCGCCGCTGCTCGACGAACTGCTGCCGCCGGCCAGCGATCGCGCCAGCGACACGGACTCAGCGGGGACGTCGACTGACGCCGCGCCGGCGCCGCGGCCTTCGCCCAGGATGACGTGAATGTGGTCCATGTGGTTCTGCGTGTCCGAACCGCGGTCGCTCATCACCTTGCCGCTGGACCAGTCGCCGCCGTAGCCGAACGACGTCTGCCGCCAGATCATCCCGTTGGCGCCCAGCGCGTCGCGGTTCTGCGCGATCCACGACGCGATCTTGTCGCCGAGCGCCTTACCTTCGCCCTGGTAGTTCGGGATCATAATGTCCATCGCGTTGCCGCTGCTGTGCTCGCCGTAGCCGTCTTCGCTGCGGCGCCCGCCGATGGTCTTGATCTGCGGAAACGTCTCCATGATGGTGCGGCGCATCCAGTCCGCGCCGGGGTTCAGACCTTCGGCGAATCCGGGGAACAGCTGGTGCATCTGCTCCGCGGTCGGGGTCCAGCCCGCGTTCAGCGCGGCGACCAGGACGCCACCGCCGGCAGCCATCGCGCGTTCCTTCACGATGCCCTCACCGTTCGAGATACGCGCCAGGATCGAATCGCTGGTGCCGGTGCCCGGACCGGACACGACGCCGCGCCGCGACACGGTTCCGCCGGCGAACCCAGGCGGTCGGCCGTCCGCGTTGCCGGGGATCAGCGCGCCGATACCGGGGATGCTGTTCAGCTTGTCGACGACGCCGCCGATCCCGGACTTAATCTTGTCGAGCACGCCGCCGATGAAGTTCCAGACCGACTCGACGACGCCCTTAATCGCGTTGAACCCGGTCGTGAACGCGTCCTTAAGCCAGGTGATCGCGCCGCCCACTTTGTCGACGCCGGTCTGGAACAGACCCCAGACGTGCTTCACGCCGTCCCACCAGGTCGTGACGGCCGTCTTGATCGCGTCGAACGCCGGCACGGCGACTTCGTTCCACAGCCACATGATGACGTCGCCGATCGCGCGGATCGCCGGCTGCGCCGCGGCCCAGACCACTTGGACGCCGGCCCACCACAGTTGCACGGCCGCGGCTATGCCCTTGAACGCTGGTACCGCGACGTTCGACCACAGCCAGCCGATCGTCGCGCCCAGCACCTTGAGCGCCGTCACCACGTTGCCGAACTGCCACTTCGCGATCGCCAGGTACAGCCGGCCGACCCACGCGACCGCCGGCTGGATCGCTGTCCAGACCTGCTTCACGGCGCCGACGAACGCGCCGAACGCCTGCTTCGCGACCTCGCCGATCTTCATTACCGACGGGCCGATCTGCTGCCACGCCGTCGCCAGCGTCGTCTTGAGCCAGTTCCACACGACGGACACGGTGGTCTTGATCCCGGTCCAGATCTTGTCCCACAGCTTCCGGCCGGTTTCGGTCTTCGTGAAGAATGCCCACAGCGCCGCGCCGACGGCCACCACGGCGCCGATGATCAGGCCAATTGGACCCAGCGCGAACGTCATCGCGACGCCCAGCGCGCGGGACGCGATCGTGGACGCGACGGTGGCGACCCGGTGCGCGCCGAGCGCAATCACGTTGCCGCCCAGCGATGCCGTGCTGGCGCCGGTCGCCGCCGCGGCGACGCCCTGCATCACAGAGAACGCCATACCCGCGGCCTTGCCGGCGACCATCGCGACGGTAATCAGCTTCACGGCCGCGGCGCCGGCGACCAGCAGCGGCGCCAGCGGCGCCATGTGCGCGACGATGGACGCGATCGGCGGCGCAATCTGCGCCAGCACGCCGGCCCACGGCGTGAACGCCGTCACCAGCGCCGGAATGATCGGCGACAGCCGTTCCATCACGTTCGACAGCGCCGGCATCAGGATTTCAGCCATCCGCATCAGCGGGGGACCGGCCTGCCCGAGCGCCTGCCCGAGCGCCTGGAATCCGGGCGCCAGCGCCGGCGCGGCCATCTGGCCCAGGTCGCGGATGCCGGTCAGTATCGGCTTGAGCACGTTCCACACGTTCGACACCATGGTCTTGAGTGCGGCGAACGCTGCAACCATCTGGCCTGGACTGATACCGCGCAGCCACTCACCGAACCGCAACAGCTGCTCGTTGATCCCGCCGCCGACGCCGGCGAACGTGTCGGCCGCGGTGCTCGCGAACTGGATCAGCCCGCCGACCGCGCCGCTGATCCCGGACTCGCCGAGGAACTTCCCGAAGAACCGATCCGACGCGGCGAACATCTTGTCCAGCGCCGCCATGTTGGCCGGCGACGCGATCGCGCCGGCGACCTCAGACCCCAGCTTGCCCAGCGTGCCAACCAGCCCTTGCATCCGCGGCTGGATGCCGGCCATCAGCGACGTGAGCGACCCGAACGCCGGCGTGAGCGCGTTCGAGAACGTATCGGTGACGGCCATCTTCAGTTCGCGGAACTGCGTCAGCAGCGGACCCATCCGCTCGCCGATCATCTTGTTGAACGCCTCGTCGGCCGGACCCCAGACGTCCTTCATGGACTCCTGGAACGCCTTCGCGCCTTCGCCCAGACCCTTAAACGCCAGCTTGAGCGACCCGATCGCCGGCCCGAGCAGGCCGATCGCGGCGCCGGCGAACACGCCCACCGCGGCGCCGGCCACGGTCAGCGCCGACACCAGCGCCGTCCCGATCTGCGTGGTGAGTGCGGCCATGACGCCGGTCAGCGCGACGCCGCCGATCGTCAGCGCGCCGAGCACCTTCGAGATTTTCGTCATGGTGCCGATCACGCGCGCGACCGTCATCAGCACCAGCAGCGACGCCGTGACCTGCCCGATCGCGCGCGCAGCGCGGCCGGCCTGCGTCGCGGTGAACCCGAGCATCGTCGCCAGCTTGCCCAGCCCGACGCCGGTCAGCAGCTTGAGGCTGCCGGCCGCGCCGAGCAGAGACAGCGACAGCCCGCGCGCCAGCTTCGACGACACGCCCAAGACGGTCGCCACGGTGCCGATGTTGCGGATCAGCCCGCGGGAATGGTCCGCGGCGCCGCGGATGCCGGCGCCCATGGCGCCGACGAACGCGCCGATCCGCGCCGCCCCGGACCGCTCGAACCCCTTGCGGAACTTCTCGCCGAACGTCTTCCCGGACTTCTCCGCGTCGCGGTCATCGACCGTCGGGTGGACCACCGCGTCGTCGTCGACACCACGTAGCGCGCGCTTGATCCGCGGGCGCAGCTGCGACGTCTCCGGGAGGACTGTCAGCCAGTAGGTTCCCTGCATCAGCTGTCGCCCTTCTTCCGCGCCTCGCGTCGTTTCCGCTCGACGTATGCCCGCATCCGGGCAGTCCGCTTCGCCTCGAACTCTTCGACTGTCATCACGGTAGCCTTACCCAGCCCAGTCGACGCGGTTCCATCGCCTTCGCGCTTCGGCCGCGGGATGCGCTTCGGCCGGCGCCGGTTCTTCCGGCCGTCCTTGGTCTTCTGCCAGATCAGGTCGTGGATACCGTCGCCGATGATCGCCAGCAGGTAGGCGGTCGTGTCCCAGCCCTGCTCGAACGCGTGGAATACCGCCGTGTTCGGGGGTGCGGCGAAGATGATCGCGTGCAGGTCCGTCCAGGACAGGGTGCCGTCGTCGAGACGACTACGGCCACCCGTCACCTGGATAACGTCGCGCCTTACCGCCGCTTCTTGTTCGCGGCACGCCGCGCAGACCTGTTGGATTTTCCCGGCTCAAGTCCGCCGTCCTTCCCCCACGCCGTCACGAACGCGTCGAACGCCGCGTCCTTGAGGCTGTAGAGGATTCGCAGCGCGTCCGGCGACGCGTGCTTTTCCAGGATCGCCTTCGTGCGTTCCAGGTCGGACAGGTGCGCGTGGCGCAGAATCCAGCCCTGCGGGGGCATCCCGGTACCGCGCTGAATCGCGACGGTGGCGCCTTCGGAGAAGTCGCCTTCGCCCCAGTCGTCGTCGAAGTCCTCCGGGTCGAACTTCGCGCAGAACAGCGCCGTGCCCTTCGGGTAGTCGCCGCCCCACTCTTCGACGATGGTCAGTTCGTCGTCGCTCTCGGCCTGGTCCGCCGGCGTGGTGTCCTCGAACCCGACATGCTCTGGCGCCGGCGCCTCGGCCGGCTGGTCTTGCGCGTGCGGGTCGAAGTCGACGTGCTCTGGCTGGTTGTCGTCGGACATGTGCTGATTTCCTCCTGGTGGGATCTGGTGGGTTCGGTGGGTAGTGCAGGGTGCCGGCGCGCGCCCACCAGACCGCGCGCCGGCACCGGCTCAGCTAGGCAGCGATCCGCTGCCCGTCGTCGCTGTACTGGACGACGTGATCGCCGTTCGACCCGCGGTAGACGCTGAACGTCGGCGCGAACGCCATCGGCTCGTTGTGAACCAGGGTGATGTCGTCAATGTCGCTCATCTGCACCAGTTCGGCGACCTGACGGATCATCTTGTCCTCGAAGAACGCGTCCAGGATCAGCGACGCGACCTTCGGCATCCGCGACCCGATAGCGACCTTCATCCGGTTGCCATGCTCCGCGGTCGCCGCGGCCGTGGTCACGGACCCGTCGCCGAAGATCATCGCGTTGACGTGCGGCGAAAGCACCTGGTACAGCGACATGCTGTATTCGATGCTGAACGCGCTTCGCAGCGCGCCGATCCGCTCGCCCGACCAGACCTCGATCGGGTCGGTGCTGCCGTCGATCGCGATGGTCACGCCGTCGCTGGACACGTAGCCCAGCGACTTGAACGCCTCGTTCAGCGGCTCGTCCACGTCTTCCGGCAGGGGGGTGCCGGCCGGCGCGACGTACAGACCGCCGGCCGTCTGCAACCCGGACGGGGTGGCAGCAAATACCTGGTTGTAGTCGCCCAGCTGCGAGACGCTGCCAGGGGTGACTGGTGTCGTCATGGTGTGTTCCCTTCAATCGGTTTGAGTGCGACCGTCCACCAGACGGTCATCGCTTGCCCGAACAGCGGTTCGTGGTCCGGGTCTTGTAGATCCGACGGACCGGATACGTGTTCGGTGCCAGTGATCCACAGTTCGCCGACGTCCGGGAAAACGACTTTGACCTGTGCAGCAGCCAGCAGTGCTCCGTGCAGCAGGGTTCCGTGCTGCCCGACCTCGAACGCGTCTTCGTTGAACACGCGCGCCCGCAGCATGTAATCGGCTACGGGTCCGCGCCGGCGGCTGTCCAACTGATTCAGCAGGACATATCGGCGCGGTGTGCCGGCCGGCGTCGTTGCGCCTACCGGCAAGTATTCCTCTGTGATGCCGCGATCGGCCAGCCGGCGCGTGAGATATGCGCGGCACGCGATCGCCGGTTCCATGGTCGGCCCGACCAGCTGCGGGTGCGTCATCGGACCTGGTTCGCGGCGCGTTGCAGCGGTGCCGAGCGCGCTTCGGCGCGTTCGGTCGTGTCGTTGTTCGCCCAGACGTGCCCGCGGACGCGATCGGTGCCGGTCACAAGCTCCTGGTCGTATCCGTCGTCGCCGACGCCCGACGGTGAACCCTCTTCGCCGGCGATCGCCTGCGCGACGACGCTGATCGTGCCGGTGATCCGGCCGACCTCCTGCCGGATGCCGAACTCGCCCGAGCGATCGCGCCGGATCTTCCGGTGGTCGCTGATCGGGATGCTAAGTCGCCCCATCGTTCGCCACCCTTCGCAGTTCGATCACGAACCCAGGCTTGAATCCGTATGGTCCCAGGTTCTCATCCCGGACCGGCGCGTTGACCTCGAACTTCCGGCCGTCCCACAGTTCGACCATGCTGTCTATCGGCCAGTCGCCCTCGTCGTCGGCCATCAGCAGTTCGGTCACGGTGCGGCCGGTCAGCTGCGCGGCCTGCGCTTCGTTCACGCCGGCGCTGTCGAACCCGCGGACCATGCGCTTGCGCGGGACCGGCTCGCCGTAGCGCACTTGGCCGGCGGGGTTCTTGCCCAGCTTCGGCCGCGTCCAGTGCGTGACCTCGAACGGTTCGGGGACGATGAAGTCCGTCATGCCCAGCCGTTCGTGCGCTCGTAGAGCGGCAGCCGTTGGGTCAGGATCGCGCCGCAGCTGCATCCGCCGCCGAAGTAGATCGAACAGATTTCGGCGTGCTCGACGGTGCTCGTCGGCAGCGTGTCGATCGCGAACGCCGCGCCGCGATCTTCGCCGTCGGGCCGGCACAGCCGCTTGAGTGCGTCTACCTCGGACGGCATGAACATCACGCGACGAGGGGTTCGCGTGTCGACCGTCTGGCTGTAGGACATGCTCGACTGTGTGGTGACGGCGCCGCTGCCGGCCTCAGCCCAGCGGATGATCGCGCCGCGGACGATCGCCTTCGCGGCCTTGCGCTTCGCGGCCGGGAAGTCGTCGGCCAGGATGCAGGGCGCATGGACGAACGCGGTCCCCAGAGCGTCGTCGATCATGTCCTGCGCTTTCGCGTCGGTCACGGTGACGAAGTTCCGTAGGTCGGCCGGGACCAGCACCAGCGGACCCGGTGCGTCCGGGTTCTGGTCCTGGTCCTCGACGTCGACTGGTTCGGTCATGCGCCCTGCCTCCCGCTACTCGCTGGTGCCGGTGCGCGTGTCGGTCGATGCCGACCCGGTGGCGCCGGCCGATCCGAGCGCGTTCGCCTCGGTCGTGACGCCATCGGCCGCGGCCTTCGCCGCTGCCTCGCGTTCGGCTTCGGCCTTCGCCGCAGCGTCGGCCGCGGCCTTCTCGTCGGCCTTGGCCTGCCGCTTCTCGGCTGCGGTCAGCTTCCGCGGCTTCTGCTCGTCGCCGTCGGGGTCGGCGTAGGCGCCGGTCCCCAGCAACTCGCTTGCGGTCGCGTCGTCCACGTTCACCGTGACGCCGGTGACCTGGTGCGTCAGTCGTGTCCCCATGTCGTTCGCTCCTTCCTGAGCAGTTCAGATGGTTGGGGGATCGCCTACGCCACGGCGTCTTCGATAACCACGAAGCGGTCGACGAAGACGTACCAGCCGTAGACGATTTCGAGACGCAGCGCGATCTGGTTGTGCCGCTTGAGGTCGCCCTGCCCGTCGGGATCGCCGTACTTGATCATTTCGACGGGGATTTCGCGCTGGACGCCCCAGCGGATGCCGTCGGTGAAGTCGCCGACGATGCCGCGGACAGCCTTCGCCGCGGCCAGTTCGGCGCCGGCCTCGTCGCCGCCGCTCACGGTGTCGGACACGGATGCCCGAATGCCCTTGAACGCCGTCACGTCGATGCCCAGACCCAGTTCGGGGTACTTGTCGCGGCCGTCCTCGAACTTCGCCGTCGACAGATCCCACGCGATGCCCGGAGACAGCGCCAGACCGTTGACCTTCTTCGGGTGCGCGTTGGCGACCTGCAACCCGACCGCGGCCTTGATCAGCTCGTCGGGGGTCGCCAGCGTGGCCGGCGTGACCTCGACGCGCTTCGCGGTCGCGTTGACGTAGTTGTCCCACGCCACGATTTCCGTCCCGGTCAGCGGGTTGATCCGGTGGTACACGCCCAGATCCAGCGCGCGCGCCAGCGCCTCGGAACCCGATTCGGCCAGCGTTTCGAGCACTCCCAGCTGGTAGTCCTCGTCGGCCCACTGGACCTCTTCGTTGAACCGCATCGTGACCTGCGCCTTCTTCGGCGTGGCGGTCACAAAGTCGAACTCACCAGTCGTGCTCGACTTCGGCTGGCCCTCACCGACGAACTCGGCCTTCGGCCGGCCGGTGAACGTGATGATGTCCTCGTTGCCGAACCGCTGCGGCTTCCGCGGCGACAGCGCCGCCACCGTGGACCCCAGTACGACGTCCTTCACCATGCCGTCGGCGATGTTCCGGGGCAGATTCTTGAGTTGCCCGGTACCGAATGTTGCCATGTGCGTTTGCCCTTCTCAGAGAGTGTTTGAGCAGGTCGCGCGGGTTATTCCTCAGAGCTACCGAACAGCGACTTCGCAAAGCTCGCGTTCTCGTTCTCCGGGGGTTTGCCGTTGTTCCCGCCCTCTTGCTTGACGTAGTTCTTCTTCTTCGGTCCCACGCCGCCGGACTTTTCCAGCAGCGCCTTGACCTGCTTCAACATCAGTTCGGGGGTGCCGCCGGTCAGGAACAGTTCGGCGTCGTCTTTGTCGATGCCGTGCAGTTCGACCAGGTGTTCGCGCAGCGACTCGGCGACAGCGGCCGGCTGTGCGTCGACCTTCGCCTGTAGCTCCGCGATCTTCTGCGCGTCCGTCTTCTTCGCGTTCTCGGCCTCGTCCACCTGTTGCGCCTTCGGCTTGAGAACCTTGTTCTCGTCCTTGACGCGGGTGTATGCCTTCACCAGCGGATGATCGTCCGGCAGGTTGTCGAAGAGTGGGTCGCGCTTGGACTTCCCGGCGTCGTTCCCGGCGCCGCCGTTCTGTCCGTCCTGGTTCTGCGTGTTGTTCCCTGCGTCGCCGGCGCCGTTCGCGCCGTCGCCGCCCTGGTTGGCGGTGTCGCCCATGATGCTGTTCTCCCGATTCGGGTCTTCTGGTGGGTCCGCCCGGTTCGGTGCGGATACCAGCAGGTTAACCCGTCTCGCGCTGAGCGGACAGGAATGCCTGCCGCGCCGGCGACGCCGCGGTGCTCAGTTCGAGCATCGTCATGTGTCCGCGGAACCAGATTCGGCGCAGCAGCGGCCGGTCGTCGCCGTAGGGGTTCGGGTCGCCCAGCTTCGAGTTTTGGCCGGCTCGCAGCGCCTCGACGTACTCCGCGGTCGTCACTGTAGGTAGTCCTGGTTCTGCACTGTGCGGCGCGCGAAGTTGTCGTCGCCGTCCAGGACCATCTGCCGCATGACTGGCAGCGTAATCCGGCCGTTCGCGTCGAACCAGGCTGCCATTTCCTCGCTCATCACCTTGCGCGCCTGAGCGTCTGAGCAGTACCACAGCTGCAACGGGTCGAACTTGCCTTCGTACTGGCGTCGCACCATGACGCCGTTCGTCTCGGCCTCGGCCAGCTGGTACGCCTTGTGGACCTCGTAGCGGAACACGGCCCGTAGCGTGTCCTCGAACCCGTCGCCGGACACTTCGGCCGACCGCATGAACTCGCGCTTGCGGATGGACACCAGGACGTCCTGGACTGCGCGGCCGGTGCGCCGCGCGACCACTTCGGCTTCGGCCTGGTGGTATTCCTCCACGGTGGCGTCGTCGTCGACCAGTTCGGCGATTTCGTCGAAGATCGCCTGCCGTTCGGCCTCGCGTTCGGCCTGCCGGCGCGCGCGCAGACGCTCGTTCTTCTCTGCCAGTTTCGCCAGCTGCTCGTCGGCCTTCGCGCGGCGGTCCATCTCGGCGCGCTCCACCGCGTCCATGACGGTCGCCGCGTATTCGATCGCCTCGTCGTCGCCGGTGGCACAGGCAGCCTCGAACGCGTCGACCGCCTTCTGGATCGCAGCGTCGCCGGCCGCGCGCAGTTCAGCTTCGACGTCGGCCGGCTTCCGCCCGGTCTTGCGTTTCGGCTTCGGCGCCGCGATCGGCTCGTCGGCCGTGCCGTCGGCGATCGCCGCGTCCAGCGCGGCCTGCGCGTCCTCGACGGCCTTCCGGCGCGTGAACTGCCGCTGCGATCGCTTCGCCGCCGCGGCCTTGCTGTTGCCCTGCGCCGTCTTCCGCGTGTCGGGTTCGGCCTGCAACCGCTTCGCCTCGGCCAGCGCGGCGCGCAGCTGGTCGCCCTTCGTGCGGATTTCGGCCGGCGCCTCGTCCGGTTCGAGCACGTCGAGCGGGACGCCGGCCGCGATCGGGTCCGGTGTTTCCGCTGGTCGCTGCTCGAGATTTTCCGCCACGGCGTCGGCCGCGCGGATGCGTTCGAGCGCGGCGAAGTGCTCGTCCTCCGCGGCCAGCCAGTCCGCGATCGCGCCGGCCGTCGGGGTAGTGACGGCCGGCGCGTCGTTCGCGGTGACAATCTCGGCCGGCGCCCGTTCCAGCGCCAGCTGCGCCGGCGCCCGTTCGATCGCCAGCTGTCGGTCGGATGCCTCGGCGTCGTCCAGTTCGACGACTTCGACGTCCAGCGGTTCCTGTTCCAGTTCGGCCGGCTGGTCGAGACGTTCGGACCGGACCCGGATCGGTGCGCGCTGCTCGTCGTCGTCGCGGCGCCGGCGATCGCGGCCGTCGAGCGCGTCGAGCGCCTGCCGGATCGTGTTCGCCGCCACCCGCGCGTCCGCGCCGGCCATCTGCGCCGCGTTCGCGACGTCCTGGACGTGGTTCGCCAGCGATCGGACGTCGCGGATCGGCGCGGTGACCTTCGTCGGGATCTCGCCGACAGCGCCGACCAGGTTCGTCGCCGACTCCACGCCGGCGCGCGCCCGGTCGACCAGTGCGGTCGCCTCTTCGTGCAGCGCGATCGCGCGTTCGGTCGCCCGGTTCGCCCGTTCCCACAGCCCGCCGTCGCCGCCGCGGTCGTCGAGCGCCCGCCGGCCGGCGTCGGCCAGCCGGCGCGCGTCCTCCGCGATGCCCTGCACTTCGTCGATCAAGTGCTGGACGTCATCGACGATCTGCTTGGCGCCGTGCGCGATGCCGGCCGTGTCGCGGACCGTGCGTTCGGCCACCCTGGTCACGGTCGCGGCCTTGCCGGTGACGGTCGCCGCCGATCCCAGCGCCCGTTCGGTGTCGTCGACCAGCTTCTTGACCACGCGCAGCGCGGGATACTCGTCGCCCAGCAGCGCGTCGGCGAAGTCGACAACCTGCTTCACGACGCCGGCCACGGTCGCGGCCTTCGACACCACCTGGTCGGTTCGGACCGCGACGTCCTTCGCCTGCTTCACGACGTCGCGCGCCGGCGCCACCAGTTCGTCCGCGCGCGCCGCGTTGCGTTCGGTCAGGTGCCGCGCGCTGGTCAGCGCCGACTGGTCCAGGTCCACGACGTCCGGCCCAAGCTGCTCGTTCGGCCGGCGCCGCATCCGGTCGCCGGCGTCCTGCCGCTCGCGGCCGACGGCTTCCATGCGCGCCGCGATCGTCGCCGGCGGCAGCAGCCGGCCGTCCGCGTCGCGCGATACCGCGTAGTAGTCGTCCAGCCATTGCGGCAGGTAGTCCGGGGGAACGTACTCGGCGCCAGGGCGCAGCGGGACCACGATGCAGCGGCAGAAGTCGTGTCCGACCTCGAACTTGCGGTGCGGTGTCTGGCTGGCTGTCTCTTCGGTCCGGTACAGGCCGGGGGCGCCGCCGTGCCCTTCGGTCAACGCGCGGGTCGCCAGCATCCGGCAGAACCCGCAGGCGCCGGCGCGCGCGTGTCGGACCCAGCGCGTGCCCGGTTCCTGCTCCGCGTTGTTCAGGATAGTTTCGCGCGCCTGGTTGAACATCTGCCGGCGGGAAGATCCGACCAGCGCGTTGCCGGGGTCCGGCTGTGTCAGTGCCCAGCGGCCGTTCGCCGCCAGCTGCTCGACGTCGGGCAGATCCGCCGGCGACGCGTAGAACGCTTCGTCCGCGGTCGTCGGCTGGTCCTCGTACCATGTTGCAGCGAAGTCGCCGGCCGTCGCCAGGAACGGCGAAGCAATCTCCGGGTACGCGTCGGACACGTAGCGCATCGCGTCGCGCTGGTCCAGCCGCGCCAGCGCCTTCGTGACCTTCTTCGCTTCACGCCCGAGCGCGTCGGCCAGCCGGACCAGGGCGCCCTGGAACTCAGGCGCCCCGGTTGCCATCGACCGCAGCCAGTCGTCGGCCGGCCGGCAGCGCCCGCTGGTCCGCTTCGCCGTCGATCACTTCCGGCTGGTCCTCTTCGGGAACCTCTTCGCCGGCGCCGCCCTGCGTCAGCGCCTCGACGACGTTCGTCACGCCCAGGCGCCGCTTCTCGGCCAGCGCCCGCTTGATCTGCTGCGCGTCCAGCCCGAGCAGTTCCAGCCCGACGGTCGTTTCCTTGAGCCATTCCGGCCCGCTGGACAGCTGCTTGCTGCCGGCGTCAGCCTGCGCCGCGCGCGACAGGTAGACCGGCGACCGGAACTTCGCGTCGATCGACCGATACGCCTCTGGTATCCCGTCCTCGTTGTTCAGCATCGCCAGCCCGCGCTGGAAGCTGCGCCGGAACGCCGGCGCCCAGTCATCCGTCGCGCCTTCGGCCTCGGCGATCAGATCCTCACGCGCCGCGATATACGCGTCCGGCGACGTCGGGTTCGCCCGGTTGGAGAACCCCAGCGACTCGACCGGAATCGACGTCTCGCCGCTGAACATCATGGCGATCTGCTCCATCATGCGGATATGCGGTTCCGGCGACGACGCGGGGAACTGCTTCACGTCGGCCCGAGCGCGCGCCGCTTCCGGCTCGTCGGGGTCGTCGGGCAGCGCGAACACGCGCGCCAGCGCGATCTGCCACGCCTGCCGGACCGTGCCGTCGGGGTTCTTGAAGTTCGCGGCCTGCGCGCCGAGCAGGATCAGCTGCGGGAAGCTGTAGACGTCGGCGTGCCCGTCCATGCGGATCGCGGCCTTGATCGCGCGCCGGTGCAGCGACATGACCGGCCGCGTGATCCGGCTCGAACCCATCGTCCGGTCCTCGCGCGGGTGGTACGGCAGCACTTCGACCGGCACGCCGTAGCTGTGTGTCTGGACGTCGCTCGACCAGGTGCCGTCGGACGGGTCGCGGCGCGACACCACGGTCACGCCGTCTTCGTACAGCGCGATCGCCGACGGGTTGCCGGTGTCGGGGTCGCGGTCGGTGATGGACAGCAGCCGGTCCATCCGGTTCGCGCGCGCGTTCCAGTCGCCGGTGGCCTGCAATGCGCTCTTGACGTGGATCAGGCTGTCGGGTTCGCCGTCGTCGGGGTCGCCTTCGGTGTTGATCAGGAACGCCGGCCCATGGATCAGGCTGGACACCATGCCGTTGTTCGCTTTCGTCGCGAACCAGTTGTCGTCCCACAGCTTCGTCCCGCCGATGCTGTCCAGGTCGCCGTCCGGCCAGAAGAACTCGTCCAGGTTGCAGCGCCGCGCCAGCGTGTCGACCGACTTCGCCGACCAGCCCAGCACGGTCGCCGTCCGCAGATACTCCGGGGGAATCACGGACCCGATGGATTCGATCGCGTACTTGCAGTCGTAGAACGCTGCGCGCAGCTGGTTGCGCGGGGTGCGGTCGAGCAGCTGGTCATACAGCCGGTTGATCGTGTCCACTACGTCGTCGTTCAGGTCCGGGATCGAAAACTTGAACCGCTCCGACGTCAGCGCCTTCTGGACGTGCGACATGCGGCCCGCGATCCGCTGCGCCCGCCGCGTCGGCCGTCGTAATGGTGAAGTCACAGGACCACCGCTTCCCTATCCGTCGCCATGCCGGCCGCGGCGCGTCGCGCGGCTCGTTTGTTCCTCGTCGCAGCGTAGAGCGCCAGCGTCATCGCGACGGCCTGCTGGATCTGGCTCGACGGGTTGCGCCGATCCCAACCCCAACCGCCGGCGCCACGGATCGGCCGGCGCCGGCCCTCCTTCACGACTGCATTCGTCACGCTGTCCTGCCCTCCATGTGTCAGCGTGCCAGCTTTCAGCCGATTCTCAACGGCGCCGCACGCTGCGGCCATCTGCGGCGCGTTCGTCACGACAAGATTCACGCCGCGGTTCTGTAGGTCGATGATCAGCGACGCCGCCGGCGATTCGCTGTCGATCACGACGAACGTCCGCCGGCCAGCACGGCGCCATGCCGACTCGACCCAGTTCAGACACGCTTCGGTGTCGTCGCCGGCCCAGACTTCCTCGGTGTGCGCCTGGTCGCCGTCCAGCCAGCACGCGTTCACCGACAGCAGCCGGCCGTGCGACATGTCGATACCGAACCCGTTCGGCTTCGTCCCATCGGCCGGCCCAGTCGAGAACAGCCGGCGCCACCGCGCCGTCGTCACAATCGGCCGGTTGATGTTCTTGTCCCAGATGCCCAGCGCCTCGCGCAAGAACGACTCTTCGGTGAGGTTCTTCCGCATCCGGCGGATCGCCTTTTCGCCGGTGCGGTGCGGGTAGGACGGGTTCGCCTTCCGCAGCTGCGCCCGGTCGTCGGGGTCGGCGCCCTCGTCCGCGGAGAACTCGACGTACAGCGTGCCTTCGGCCTCGCCGTCCAGCGCGTCCTGCCGCAGCATCGCGAACACTTCGCCGTTGTCCGTCGGCCGCGGCGGTGTGCCCGTCATCAGGATCAGCGGATTGGCGACCGTGTTCATCGTCGGGATCAGGTCGTCCATCGCCTGATTCGTGACGCGCTGCGCCTCGTCGAGCACCAACACGCCCACGCCGGCGAAACCCAGACCGAACCCATGTTCGCGCGCGCCGAACAGAATCCGGCTGCCGTTCCGCAGGTAGATCCCTTTGTCGCCGCGCGACTCACTGATCCGGCGGATGATCGGCCCGCCGACCCCGCCCAGCAGCGGGTTGTTCTCGCACATCGCCTTGAAGCTGTCGAACGTCTCTTCGGCGGTCTTCGTGCGGTGCGCCGTCCAGATCACGGTCAGCCGCGGGTTCAGCAGCGCCAGCGCAAACACGATGCACCCGACCAGGTACGTCTTGCCGACCTGCCGCGGAATGCTGATCACCGACGTATCGGCCGCGTAGTAGCCGGCCGTGTCCAGCGCCAGGATCAGCCGGCCCAGCCCGTCCTGCCAGCGGTCGAACGTCCAGCCGATGTTCGAGCACGTATCGCGGACCTTCGGCCACGCCGTCGCCACGATCCCAGTCGGGGGGATGACGTGCCGCGCGACCTCGGACAGCTTCGGCCCGTCCGGCGGCTTCGTGGCCGGCCGGCCGGCGCGCGGACCAGCAGCAGGGCGCCGCGGTGTCGGCCGGCCCTTCTTCGGCGTCCGCGTCTTAGATGGCGTCTGCGTCCCAGGACTCATTCGGCGTATCTGCTATGGCTGTCTTCGGCGCGACCGGCGCGGCCTTCTTGGGGTTCAGCGCGTCGATCTGCGCCTGGACTTCGAGCACCTTCGTAGCGGCAGCGATCACGTCCCGCGGGTGCGATCGCGGGTCGTCCATCTGCGCGGCCAGCTTGTCGCGCACAGCTTCCAGAAACGTCTTCTTCGACAGCTTCGCGGCCTGCGCCATCGTCCGCGTCCGCTTCGCCGGCGCCCGCTTCTTCGGCGGCGCCGGCGCAGCCTCGCCATCCTTCACGGCCCGCAGCGGCGGTTTGCCGGCCATCGCGCCTCCGATCTTTTCGGTTTTTCGGGGAAGTCAGGGGGGGCGCCGCCAATGCCACGGGGGGCGCCTGGTGCGGGGGTGGGGGGTCACCCGCCCTGGGGTCTGTCGTCGCCCTGGTCTGCCACTTGGTCGAGCAGCTTCCGGGCGTCGTCGAGCAGGCCGCGCGTGATGTAGGCCGGCTGGGCGCCATGGCGGGGGACTACTTCGGTGTAGCCCACGCGCGCGTCGTCGTCGCTGTCGATGTGCTGGACCCCGATCAACAGCACGGCATCGACGGGGATCGCGTCGGCTGGTGTGTCGTCGTCGTCGGCGCGGATGGCCTCGAACACGTCCACGATGGCGCAGTCGAGCGCGTCCAGTGCGGCTCTCATCGCTGGGCTGTGGGTCATGGTCCTGGTCCTGTCGTTGGTGGTGGGCTTACCAGGTGCGTGACGTGACAAACGTCGTGCCGGCTGGTTGTGCGTCGGCCAGCTTGTCGGACTTGTCCCTGTTGCAGCAGCGATGCGCGGCCTGCTTGTTGGGCAGCGTGTCGGGTCCGCCTGCGATGACGGGCACGACGTGATCCACCACGTATTCCCATGGGTCCAGGTAGGGAAGTTCGTAGTCGATCGGCTCCCCGCAGATCCCGCAATCGGGATGCTTGGCGCTGCAATCGTGGTACGGGCTGCCGCAATCGGGATGCCCGCGCATGATGGCGCGCCGGTCACGGTCCCGCTGTGCGGTGTTGCGACCGACGGCCATCAGCGCGCCGGCCTACGCGTTCCAGTCAAACGGCTGGTAATCGGCGCGGACGTGCTTCCGATTGGGGTCGGTGGCGTCCTGCGATCCGGGGTACAGCACGTCAGGCTCCGGGGGTGCCTGTTCGATCTGGACGCGCGTCACCTGGTCGCCGCTGGTGGGCGCCTGTGCTGCGTCCTGCTGTGCGGTGGCTGCGCCGCCGGCGCTCGACGGGGTGGCTGTGGGCGCCTGGACGCCGGCAGCCTTGGCGCCTTCGGTGGTGCTGGCGTCGGTGGCGCTGACGCTGGTCGTCGGCTCGCCGCTGTCGGGCGTGTCCGGGGTGCTGGTGCTCTTGGGTGCCATGGTTCCTCCGTGGTCGCTGGTTGGTGCTGCGTCTCCGACGATAGACGCTGTGCTGGTCGAATCGCGTAGCTCGGCCTGCGCCGTCTGCGTCGGAGGGTTCGGAGAGTGGGCACGGTTAGCCCTGCGAACAGAGGCTAACCGTGGGTCGCGTCGTCAGGACGTCGAGCGTTCCACATGTCAGCGCCGGCGGGAATTACTCGCCAGCCGTGGCCGGAAGGTTCGCAGCGGTCCCCGGCACTCAAGCGGCCGGCAAGCTGTGGCGACGTCGGGCACGCCTTCTAGGTAAGCGCCGCGGCCACTGCGATCGACTGCCCTCGACCAATCTGGGCAGGATGGGGACTCACCATCTGTGCCGGTTGGGTACGGCTGCGGCTGTTGCTCGGCCTGGTCAGGGTCGGTCCTGTGTATTACGATGCAGGAACATCGGTTCATCTCGCGGTGACAGCATGTAGCGGGCGGTCTGTCGGGGACTATCTCGCAGCAAGGGCGTCGGACTTCGGTTCGGCGCCTTTGTCGTTGGTGGGAGAACCTGCGGCACGCTGTCGGATTCAGTTGTGGGGGCACACACAGCGCGCCGGTTTCGGGTCCGTGCTTCTGGGTGTGACCGCCAGTTTTACCCGCCGGCCGCGGCGAAGTCCAGGCGGGTCTACCTGTAGCGGCCGGCCGCGTGTCGGCCCTCAAGATGTTGTGCCGCCGGCCGGCGTAGCGTCGGCGCCATGGGATTCGTTGACACGCTCAAAGCTCACACGAAGGACGTCGTTCTGGACGTGCTCGAAGATCCGCGGACCGAAGCGATCGCGACCAGGCTGGTCGCGAAGGTGGTCCTTCCGCTGATCCCGGTCGCGGTCGGTGCCGCGGTGGATCGCGCCATGGATCGCGTGACGGACTTGGACCAGGACGGCCGGCCCGACGTCGGCGAAGTGGTCGACGCGGCGAAGTCGTCCATAGACAAGCTGCTGCCGCCGGGGATCAATCTGCCGGTGGTCGGCGACCTCGGGAAGTTCATCGGCGGGCTGTTCCCGGACTTCGGCCGGCCGGCCAGCTGATACGCCAAACGGCCCGGATCGCGTAGATCCGGGCCGGCTGGTGGTCGGGGGTCAGAACAGGGTGGCTTCGTAGACCAGGCCGGCGTCGTCGAGCACGGCCGGCGCCTGGACGTCTTCGCGGGGGACGGGCTGCGCGAGGTTGGCGCGGGTCCATGCCCGATTGAACGCTTCGAGCGCGTGCAGCTTCTCGCCGACGCGGGCGCCCTGGACGATCGCGGCCAGCGCCGGATCGGTCAGCGGGTGGTTCCCGCGGCCGGCGTGGAACGCTGCGTGGCCGGCCTCCATGCCGATCAGTTCCTCAGCCTGCCGGATCGCGCGCGCGTCGCTCAGCTTGCCGGTCAGTTCGTAGGTCCGGCCGGCCAGCTGGACGCGGGTCGCCCAGCTGGTCAGCAGTCGCGGCTGGTACCGCTCGACGACGGCCGCGGCGCTCACTGGTCGGCCTTCGCGGTCTTCGCGGCGATCGCCAGCAGCATCGCGTCGCGGTAGGTGCCGGCGAAGTCCAGATCCTCAAAGATGGCGTCCAGTTCGGCGTCGATCTTCTCCCGCGCGGTGATGGCGTCGCTGATCGCGGCGCCGACCATGCGCGTCTCGGGGGTCTTCGGCATCCGGTCCAGGTGCAGCAGGTCGGCGAACAGCTGGTCGGTGGTGCGCTGTTCGATCAGGCCGGCCATCTTGAGCGCGGCCGGCG